ACGTACACGTTCGGGATTTTTGATGACTCCGGGATGTTCAAGTACACCGCTTGGAGATGCACCATTTCCGAAGAATGACGCACCGTATTCCTCACAGGCAATAGAAATACCGATTGCATTTTTAGCAAGTGCAATCGGCGAATATCCAACCAATCCGTCAAATCCAAGTCCGGGAATATGGAGAACTTCATCAGCATAGAGAACAATATCGCCCTGTTCTTTCAGATTTGGATTTTGTTCATCGTAACGGCTGTAAATATATATTAAGCGGTTTTTATCGTCACGGTCTACTTTCATTTTATCCGGCATCAGAGGATACAGTCCGATAACATCACCTCTGCCGTTACGGATAATCTGTGCATAGGCATTGCCGTAAATCAACAGATGGGACATTAAGGTTTCCCTGAAAACAAATGAAGTCATTTCAGGATTAGGCTGGTCGTGGAGCAAAAAGTAAAGCGGGTGCTGTGGCACTCGCTCTTTTCCTTTATCGTTGTATTTGTACACATGAAGCGGAAGTTGTGCGATAGCCTCCGACAAAACCCTCACGCAGGCATAAACCGCAATATGCTGCAGGGCTGTTCTGTCGGTTACACGTTTACCGCTGTTGGCTCGTCCGAAAAAATATGTGTATGACGGGCTGTCGTAACTGTTCTGTGGCTTATCTCTGGACTTGAAAAGTCCTGTGAAAATACCCATAGAAATCAGCTCCTTTCTTGACTTTGTGTATATGGGTGTGGTATAATAATGTTAAATGGAATTGTCAAGAAAAGTGCAGTCATAAAATACCCAAAATCTAAAATAGGCAGATATCAGGCGGCGTGATGAGAAAGCTCTCTGGAAAATCTGAGTGCCACAGGTGGGAGCCCGCCTTCATTAAAGCTGTTGATTCTCTGGGTATTGTAATAACCGAATATGTATCTGAAGATAATGGTTTTGACTTCATCACGTTTCATTTTGTATGTCGGCATCTGATACAGCTTCTCCTTTTTCAATGTGGCGAAAAAACTTTCCATACGGGCATTATCATAGCAATGAGCAGTTCCGCTGAGGCTCTGGACAAGCCCTGCTGATACAAGGGAACGACGGAAGGCATAGCTTGTATACTGACAGCCCCTGTCGCTGTGCAGGATCGTTCCATCGAGTCTACCGTATTTCTCCCGAAGCTGTTTAACGGTATCTATGCAAAGCTCCTTCTTCATATTATCACGCATTTCAAGTGCAATTATTTCACCGTTGAAGCAGTCAAGAACAGGCGAAATATAGAGCTTTCCGTCAAAACACTGCACCTCGGTGATATCAGTCAGAAGCTTCTTCAGCGGTTTCTCTGCACTGAAATCTCTCTTTATCAGATTCTCTCTGTCCTGTGCTGCTGTGTCAGCCTTTGTAATACCGTGAGGTCTGCGATGCCTGTGGATAAGTCCTGCTTCGCTCATAGTTCTGTATACAGTCCTGAGACTTACATGAGTTCCACGATGCGATAATGCTGTCTGCATTCTTCTGACACCGTAATTCCTGTTATCAGGATGCTCTGATAATATACCCTGTATTTTGACCAGAAGAAGCTGTCGTGCACCGGGTTTTCCCTGATTTCTGATCCAGCGATAATAGCCTGATTCACTGATTTTCAGAAACCTGCATATTGCCTTCACGCCGTATTTACAGCGAAATTCATTGACGAACAGGTGCCGTTCACTTGTCTTTACTTCTTCCGGTCTTTTGCGAAAAAACCGAGTGCATCCTTGAGAATATCATTGGCTTTTCTGAGTTCTGCATTCTCTCGTTCAAGCACTCTGATACGTTTATCTGCTTCGGAGTCTGAAAGTTTTGGACGACTTAATGCTGCTTTTCTGTCTTTTCGCCAGTCGGCAAGTGTGTAATACTGTATCCCTAGTTGCTGAGCAGCCTTTTTCACTCCTATCTCGTCTGAGAGCTTCAAGGCTTCCTCTTTAAACTCTTTACTGTACTTCATTTTTCATTTCCCTTTCTGGTTTTTATTACTTTTATTCTACCAGATTTTTGGGTGTTTGTCGACTGCACTTTTAGTATAACATATCAAAACTAAATGTGGGGCAGTTGCTCTACAAATCGAAATTTAACGAAATAATGAAAACTTTTTAGGAGGTATTTTTGATGCAAACAGAAGAATTAGTTGTTACACATGATTTTCTCCGTATAGTGTCGGCATAAGATAGTGGAATCTATACGGAGTAAAACACCTCATTAATGCCGACTTTGTATTTTCAAGACATACAAAGGGGGATTTAGTTTATGTCAATGATTAAAATAGAAAACCTTACCTTTTCCTATCCTACCAGCTATGACAACATATTTGAAAATGTAAATTTTCAGATTGATACCGATTGGAAACTCGGCTTAGTGGGTAGAAACGGCAGAGGTAAAACTACGCTATTAAACTTATTGCTTGGCAAGTATGAGTATAGCGGTAAAATTTATTCATCTGTGCAGTTTGATTATTATCCATACCCTGTAATGGACAAATCAAAGTTTACTAATGAGATTTTCTTTGAAATCGCACCAGCATCTGAAGAATGGGAGTTGATGCGTGAACTTTCATATTTGGATATAGAAGCAGATGTTCTTTATCGCCCGTTTGAAACCCTTTCAAACGGCGAACAGACAAAGGTGCTATTGGCGGCACTGTTTTGCAATGAAGGGCACTTTCTCTTAATTGACGAGCCTACCAACCATTTGGATGTGAAAGCTCGTGAAATGGTAGCTGCCTATTTGAAAAAGAAAAAAGGCTTTATACTCGTATCTCACGACCGATGTTTCTTAGATGGCTGTATTGACCATATTTTGTCGCTGAATAGAGCAAGCATTGAGGTGCAAAGCGGAAACTTTTCGTCTTGGATGGCAAACTTTGAACGGCAACAGGAATTTGAATTGGCACAAAATGAGCGCTTACAAAAGGACATCAGCCGGCTACAGCAAGCGGCAAAACGCTCTGCGATATGGTCTGACCGTGTAGAGGCATCAAAAATTGGTGCAGCTGACAAAGGCTATGTTGGTCATAAGGCTGCAAAAATGATGAAGCGGTCAAAGACAATCGAAGCAAGACAACAGCAGGCAATCGAGCAAAAATCGGGACTTCTGAAAAACATCGAAACCGCCGAAAATTTGAAGATTGCTCCTTTAATGTATCATGCAGATACACTCGTTTCCGTTTCTGATATTGCAATCTGTTATGACGGCAACACCGTATGTGAGAGAGTTTCATTCACTGTGCAGCGTGGGGATCGAGTGGTGCTTGACGGCAAAAACGGAAGTGGCAAAAGTAGTTTACTGAAACTGTTGGTAGGTGAGCCAATTGAGCATTCAGGGATGATACAACTGGGATCGGGGCTTGTCATATCCTATGTGCCACAGGACACTTCACATTTGAAGGGAATGCTATCCGATTTTGCAGATGAAAATCACATAGATGAAAGTCTGTTCAAGGCAATACTGCGAAAAATGGATTTTGAGCGAATACAGTTTGAGAAAGATATTCAAGATTTTTCAGGTGGACAGAAGAAAAAAGTTCTGATTGCAAAAAGTCTTTGCGAGCAAGCACATCTATATGTATGGGATGAGCCACTTAATTTTATTGATGTCTATTCTCGTATGCAAATAGAGCAACTAATAAAAGAGTTTTCTCCAACAATGGTTTTCGTTGAACATGATAGTGTCTTTAGAGAAACGGTAGCAACTAAAACGGTGCAGCTATAAAAACAGAATGGCGAATTTCAATTTAGCAACACACTTGTAAATTCCAATTTGCCGAACTGATATCAACTACAAAATCAACATCTCCCTCGAATCATAAACAGACTCCTCAGAAACACATCCACAGCGGATTGCACGGTCAAGAGCCATAATCATGGCAACAGCGCCGTCAATTTTCTCTGTGGATTTTTCTTTGTCCGGCTTGATATTTCCGGCAGGGTCACGCCTTATGAAAATATTATCCATCATCCACCTTAAAACAGGGTGTCCGTTATGAGCAAGTGTCTGTTCAAGTGTCAGTTTCATCAGCTCCTTTGTAGGCGGTGACATATCCTTGTAACCCTGCCCGAACTGAACCATTGTAAAGCCAAGACCGTCAAGGTTCTGCGACATCTGCACGGCTCCCCAGCGGTCAAATGCGATTTCTTTGATATGAAATTTCTGCCCCAGTTCATCAATGAAGTTCTCGATAAATCCATAGTGAACAACATTTCCCTCAGTGGTTTTCAGGTAGCCCTGCCGTTCCCATATATCGTAGGGAACGTGGTCACGTCTTACACGGAGTGGCAGTGTTTCTTCCGGTAACCAGAAATAAGGCAGAACGTAGTAATGCTCATCTTCCTCAGTTGGCGGAAATACAAGAACGAAAGCCGTAATATCCGTAGTGGAGGAGAGGTCAAGACCGCCGTAACATACACGACCTGCAAGTTCATCTTCATCAAAGCTGATCTTGCATTTATCCCATTTATCCATAGGCATCCAGCGGACAGCCTGTTTTACCCATTGATTCAGACGGAGTTGCCTGAAAGCGTTTTCCTCACCCGGAGTTTCCTTTGCAGAATTACACGCAGCCACAACCTTATCCATTCCGATTGTTTTGTCAAGTGACGGATTTGCCTTTTTCCAGACTTTCGGGTCAGTCCAGTCCTCAGATTCATCAGCACCATAGATAACGGGATAAAAAGTCGGGTCATGCTTTCTGCCCTCAAGAATATCCTTTGCCTTTTGGTGTACTTCATAGCAGATACTGTTGGTGTCTGTTCCGGCTGTGGTGATAAGGAAGTAGAGTGGCTGCATTCTTGCATCACCCGAACCCTTTGTCATAACATCAAAGAGTTTTCTGTTCGGCTGCGTATGTAGTTCGTCAAAGACAACGCCGTGAATGTTAAAGCCGTGCTTTGAGTAAGCTTCAGCCGAAAGCACCTGATAAAAGCTGTTTGTTGGAATGTACACGATACGCTTTTGTGATGTCAGGATTTTAACACGCTTATTCAGAGCGGGACACATTCTCACCATATCGGCTGCAACATCAAATACAATGGCGGCTTGCTGTCGGTCAGCGGCACAGCCATAAACCTCCGCTCGTTCTTCACCGTCTCCACAGGTGAGGAGCAATGCGACAGCGGCGGCAAGTTCTGATTTGCCATTTTTCTTGGGAATCTCAATGTAGGCTGTATTAAACTGACGATATCCGTTAGGTTTCAGAATACCGAAAAGGTCACGGATAATCTGTTCCTGCCAGTCGAGAAGTTCAAATTTCCTACCTGCCCATGTACCTTTTGTATGACTAAGGCACTCAATAAAAGAGACGGCATAGTCTGCCGCCTTTTTATCGTATCTTGAATCCTCTGCCATGAATTCTGTCGGTTTGTATTTTGCCACCCTATCACCTCCCATGCAACAAAGAAAGACCTGACTAAAGCCAAGTCTGATTTTTTAACCCCCCGTGGGGCATTTTGTAATCGAGAGCCTATTGCCATTGTAACCATGTTACCATACTAATTCAAATATATCAAGCGTTAACGGAGAAATATACTGCACAAACATTACAGCTGTATTTTGTGTACTATATTTCTTCGGTACGAGCCACACAGCCCCTTTCCGAGGCTGTGTTTTTGGGAAATGGGGCGGGCATTATCTGCCCGTTTCGCATTCCCATTCGAACTCTGCCCATGCAGTGTATTCTTCATCAAAAAGTGCATCGTCGTCAATGTATTCTTCCTCGTAGTCGATTCCGACCAGTTCCTCAAAGGCTGTGCTGTTTTCCTCTGCATCTTCCTTTGCAAAGTCCTCTGCGTTTTCTTCTACCCAAGCGGCGAACTCTGCATCGTCCATTCCGTCCTCGTTTGCAATCTCAAGTTCGTATTCGTATTCGCTGTCCGCCCAGGTGATGATCGCCTTTGTGATTTCGGTTCTTGCGTTCCAGTCTGTTCTCCAAGCCTTTGCTCTTGCCTTTGCGATTCCGTATGATACCATTTTAATTTCCTCCGTAATTTCGTTGTTTTCGCTTGGTTTCCCTTGCGTTGTGTACATATTACCGCATAGTGTGAATAATAGCAACCCGCTAAACTACCAGAATATACAGCCTTGAAATCGGCTCAGAATTGTGTATATTATGACAGCAGAAACAAGCCGCCACGTTGCCGTTTGTGGGGCTTGTTTCTGCATTGGGTAAGTATTCGGAATCGCTAATTCTTGCTGCTGTGGGGCAACGTGGCGGCTGTCAGTTCCTGATTACAATCGGCATCAGGCCGTTAGGAGTTGGAACGAAAAGTTCAATGTTCCAGAATCGCTGTTTGTACTTTTCTGCAAGTTCAGGTGTGATGTCCGTGAAGTCCTCATCTCCAAGTCCCGCAATAATAAAGGTGCCTTTAATAACATCATGTGTTTCCGGAAGCATTCGATTCCATTCGGTATCGGATTTCAGTTTTGATTCTTCATCGCAGATTATTGCAACTTCATCTTCAAAGGGATAAATTGCCTGAATGTATCCGCCCACCGTTTTCTGCAAAGATTCCAGGCTTCCGTCAATGTCGGTTTCTCTTGGGTGATTTCCCGGTTCAACAATAAGTATCTTCATAATTTTTCCTTTCTAAGCTGTGCAGTTTCCCTTGCGTTGTGTAGTATATTACCGCATATCAAGGGGATAGTCAACGATATCTGCGATAATAAACAAACATAAAGCGGATTTCGGAGGTAATTAATGTGTAGGATATGACGGCAACACAAAGCCGCCTGTGTGGCTCGTGTGGGGCGATATTTCAAAAGGGATAACTTTGCGGAGGTTACCCAACCTTTCCACACAGCCGAACGTGGCGGCTTACGTGCGATTATTCAGTTGTACTGCGGTGAATGATGCTTACGATTTTTTCCTGTTCTTCTTTGGAAATTCCGATGCTTTCCAATGCCTGACGGGTACCGCAGTCGGGACAAATCAGCGTCTGGCTGTCAGTTCTGGAAAGGGCAGGAACGCCATGATATTCTATGCCGCAGCGGGGGGCAAACTCTTGTCACTTTTTCAGCTGTTTTCATTTCTTACACACCCCTTTCGCTAATATCAAATGCAAGCCGCAGATGCTTTAAATCAAAGCCAAAATCACGGTATCCCTGAACGCAGGTTCTCACATAGGCATGACTTGGAATCCCAAGCTTTCGCTCCTCGTGCATGATGTACACAAAGGCATCCAGCTTTTTCTTTCCGACCGTGAGCTGCATATCGGTTTTGTAGTAGAAGTTAGGGCAGCCCTCGTAGCGGTCAAGAGCCAGTTCATCTCGTGGGGAAACCGCCCAGACGGCAACCGGAACGATGCCGCCCTTCTTCTTTTCGATGGTGAGATAGGAACCTGTCTTGCTGCCCTTGAAAAGCAGCTGGTAGTCGGGAATCACGCTTGTGCCGACAATTTTTGCGTCGGGGCAACGATAACGCATCTGCTCGACATTGAGGTTTGAGCCGTAGGCAATGTAATATTTTTTCATGTTGATTCTTCCTTTCCGAAAGGAATACCCTTTCACCACCCAGAGCCGCCCGAAGGCGGCGTGAGGGGGAAAAGGCTGTTCCTTAATTTCCGAATCTCCAAGCGGCGTTGCCGGAAAGGTTTCTTGTAAGAAAATCCCTTGCTGTCGAGAATTCTTCACCGACCAGCCCAAGCCGAATCAACCATGTTCTCATTGCGAATTTCGGGTTTTCCGTTTGCTGCGGCTTTGGACTTGCTGTTCTCAGATCCTTTGCCATTTCAGAAAGGGCAAGGCAAAGCTGAATGTAGCTTTTCAGCTGTCCTGCGTGAAGTCCGTTTTTCTTTTCAGCTGTAGGCTTGTCAAACTGGAAAAGTCTGAATTCAACCGTTCCTTTGGTAAATACTGAGTGGTAATTGAGCATACGATATCGGCTTTCGTTGTAATGTTGATTTCTGCCGTAGTTTGCACCGTTTGAAGTGTACCAGATGTCTGCAAGCTGTGCCATTGTTGTTGGCTTTTTCTTGTTTACCTGTTCGATAAATTTCGGATTTACCGTTCTGCAGTATCTGTTCATTCTGCCCTGGTCAATTTTCAGGGCATCGGCAATCAGTCTTTCGTGACTTGCCATGATGTTTGCCAGGTTGCGGAGTGTCTGCGGTGTGTGCCCCTTTGCTCCGATGTGAATGTGAACTCCAGCCCCAATTCCTGCATGGCTGATTGCTCCGGCTTTGCGAAGTCTGCGGACAAGCTCCTGCAAGGTTTCAATGTCCTCGTATTTCAGGATTGGCGTAACCAGTTCGCACTTTTCGCTGTCGGGGCCGCTGATGCTTACATCTCTTTGGAATTTCCACTCTCTGCCCTGTGCATCCCATGCTGACCAGGTGCAGTAGCCGTTTCTGCCTGCTGTGTTTTCGTATCTGTTTGTTCCGAAGAAGTCGGCGGCAAGCCTTGCAGCTCTTTCTCTGGTGATGTGGTTCATCTCGATTTCCACCCCGATTGACTGATCTTTCATTCTTGCAATCTGCTGTACTGTTTTAGCGTTCATGGTGTTTTCCTCCGTAATTTCGGTGTTTTTTAAGGGCTGTTCCCTTTTGTTGTATCACATATTACCGCATTACGGAGCACATAGCAACCCGCTAAATGTACAGAATATATGGCTGTATATTCGGCGAATAATTGTGTAATATACAGCCTTGATTAACTTGAATTTCTATGGTAAAATACAGTACAATGAAAGAGCGGTCTCTTTTACGAAACCGCCCCCACAATTTTGAAAGAATCCACTTCAGGAATGATTGCAAGGGAAGAACCGTTCTGCCATTTCATGTGGACAGAACCCATATCGTCAATATGAGTCACTTCACCAATTGTTCCGGGAAGAACAGGATACTTTTCATCACGCATGGAAATCAGCTGTATCCTTGTTCCAACCGGGTACTGTTTTCGAAGTTGTTCCAGATAACCTTTATTCGGAAACTTCATTTGAATCACTCACCTTTCTAAACGCTGCACTGCCTGAAAGATTTCTGAGCAGTACCTTTCTTGCGGATTTGTACGCTGCACCAATCATGCCAAGGCGAAGAAGATAACATCGCATGGTATATTTCGGATTGTCGCTAGTGTCAGGCTTGTTGTTGATGCGGCTCTGGTTTTTCGCAAACTCGCAAAGCATGGAAATGAATGTGCAGTAGGCATCAACATCACTGTCCTGTTCAATTGTAAACCATGGAAACTCAACTGTCTTTTCCGTCAGATTTATTTCAAGACTTTCGGTTTTGAATGCCGCCTTGAAAAGTTCACCCTTGTTTTCTACAATTCTTCTGAGCCTGTCGATGGTTGCATCATCAACCAGTTCCAATGGCATCTCTACCGTCAGACCGTTCTCTTTTTCATCAAGCGGAACATCGTAACCTCTGCTGACCAGTTCATCAATCAGGTTTTCGACTTCCTTGTTGTCAGCAGAATCGCTGATTTCAAGATTGCCTTCCTTTGTGACCGTGTAATCTCTGCCGATTTTATATGCACAGGTCGGCATATACTGGTATTCGGCAGGGGCACCGATAATCTCACTGACCGCCTTTGCCAGTTCTTTGCGTTCGTTTCCTGTAAGATGTAATTCAATCATCATGTGTTTGACCTCCTTTTGGTAGTACACATGATAACTCTAAAAGGCACATATATCAAGTGTGAGAAATGTAGAATTATTATCCTTCGTTTTGTGCATAATAGGTGATTCCGGCAAGGACAAACCATGCATTGCAGGCTGCGATGCCGTTGCCCCACATTTTATAAGCAGCACTGTCGGAATACGGATTTTTCAGCCATTTTTCAATCTGCTTTCGTGACTTGGGCTTGCACTCTTTTCCAATTGCTTTGTTGTAATTTTCAAAAACATTCTGCCACCACTCAATCTGCGTATCAGTCGGATTTTCCGTACCAAGACCATCACACCACCATGTGGGCATTCCTTGAAGCAATGCACATTCCTGGGGCGTAAGTCGGCGGACAATGTATTCAATTTCAGGAGTGCTGTCATTTACGACCGGCGGGTCTTTGTAATCCGATGCCACAAGTGTATTTGCTTTTTCTTTTTCTGCAATGGTGTGATGAGAATTTTTGCTTGTGGAATATATCGGATGTGCAATTCCGCCAGCTCCCGAGGCAACGAGAGTCGGTGCAGTTTCTTCTTCAATCTGAAAACTGAATCTTGCATTATAACCCTGATTCATTGCGGGTCTGCCGATGCCGTAGGATACAGCGTGATTTTCCGTACAGTTCAAGGTGTACATGGTTTCGGATTCCTTGTAGCCATCACCATGATGTGACGGTCTGCTGCCATTGCCCTCAATTACTACCATACCGCCTTGATTCTTGCAAGGCGATTGATTGCTTGTATCAATCGTGCGTGAAGTATCAGCTTCGTAAAATCCGCTGTTTGGATTGTCGGACATCATGGAATTGCTGTGTTTTGAACAGATGCCAAAGGCTCTCGGAACGAAAAGTGTCTGGTCATTATTGCAGGACAGCGTTGCAGATTTGTCTTCCTGAATCAAAGCACCACGTCCACCGTTTCCATGACCACAGCGAATTTTCAATGTTGCAGGAACTACACCCGCTCGCAAAGTAGGTGCAGTTTCTTTTTCATAGCCGATGCCACGAGCCTTTGCCGAATGTTCCGTACAGAATCCTGCGGCTTCAACTACAAAAGGCTGATTATTTCCGCCTGTTCCGTAAGTTGCAGCTACAGTCTGTGCCACTTCAATGGGACCTGTATATCTGGTGTCCTGTGAATGATTCTCAAACATTAACCCTGAGCCTGTTTCTTGAGAGCAATCTCCAAAGCTTCGGGAAGTCTCTTGCCACGTTCGGAAGCTCTCCGCAGAATACCCAGACACGCCTTCGGACTCAAATAATATTTTTGAGGCACTTGCGCCTGTAAAATCTGCGACAAGGTAGATACGCATTCTTCTCTGGGGTACGCCCCAGTACTGAGCATCAACCGTTCTGTATGCGAGAGAGAAATTTTCTGCCACGATTTCTCCGGCTTTTTCCCACTTTGCAGGTTTAGGGACAGAAATGTCTGGGTCTTTGACTTTGCAGAGTTCTTCGAGGACGCATCGGAAGTCCTCACCGCCGTTAGAGGAGAAAGCTCCTGCGACATTTTCCCACACTGCGAATCTCGGATATTTTCCATTTGTTGCACACCTCATTTCCTTTATGATTCTGACTGCCTGGAAGAAAAGTCCTGAACGCTCCGCATTCAAGCCTTGACGTTTTCCTGCGACCGATAAATCAGTACAAGGACTGCCAAAAGTTATAATATCAACGGGTTCAATGTCAGCACCATTGATTTTGTTGATGTCACCCAGGTGCTTTACAAACGGCAGTCGCTTTGTAGTCACCGCTATAGGAAACGGCTCGATTTCTGAACTCCAGACAGGCACAATGCCTGAGAGCATACCCATCATCGGGAATGTTCCTGAACCGTCAAAAAGGCTGCCGAGTGTAAGTGGTTTATTCATTCGGCTTTTCCACCTCTTTTACAAGTTCAGAATAGGGTATCTGCTTTCCGTCACGGATAACATATACACCGTCAGTATCACCTGTATCCTCAACATATCTACGTAGGATAACTGACGCATATTTTTCATCAAGTTCCATTGTATAGCAGATTCTGTTCATCTGCTCACAAGCCATAAGGGTTGAACCGCTGCCGCCGAATGTATCAATGACCACGCCGTTTGCCTGTGTAGAGTTTCCGATCGGATAACTCAGAAGGTCAAGCGGCTTGGAAGTCGGGTGATTGGCATTGCGTTTCGGCTTATCGAAATTCCAGATAGTAGTCTGTTTTCTGTCCGAATACCAGGGATGCTTACCGTTCTGCATAAAGCCATACAGCACCGGTTCATGCTGCCACTGATAATCGGAACGTCCGAGAACAAGGCTGTCCTTTACCCAGATACAGCATCCTGCAAGGTGGAATCCGGCATCTACAAAGGCTCTGCGGAAATTCAGACCTTCCGTATCAGCATGAAAAACATATGCCGCACCGCCTTTTTCAAGATGTTCAGCCATACACTTGAATGCTGAAAGCAGAAATGTATAAAACTCCTCATTCTTCATGCTGTCATTCTGAATGGTCAGTCCGCTGGAACTTTTGAACGAAACTCCATACGGCGGGTCCGTCAGAATGAGATTTGCCTTTGTATCACCCATAAGAGCAGATACATCTTCAGCAGATGTAGCATCACCGCACATCAGTTTATGTCTGCCGACAGTCCAGATATCGCCACGCTGTACAAATGCTGCTTTTTCAAGAGCTGCAGTAAGGTCAAAATCATCGTCCTTAACGTCATCGCTGCCGTTTGTATCAAAAAGGTCAGCAATTTCTTTTTCATCAAATCCGGTAAGACCAAGGTCAAAGCCAAGGTTCTGGAGTTCTTCCATTTCAACTGCGAGGAGTTCGTCATCCCATCCTGCATCAAGAGCCATTCTGTTATCAGCGAGGATATACGCTTTCTTCTGAGCCGCAGTGAGATGGTCTGCATATACACAAGGAACCTCTGTGATTCCTTCTTCCTTTGCCGCCGTAATACGTCCGTGACCTGCGAGTACGTTGTAATCCTTATCAATGATAACAGGATTGACAAAGCCGAATTCTCTCAGGGAAGAACGGAGTTTCAGAATCTGTTCCTTGTTATGGGTACGGGCGTTGTTTGCATAGGGTACTAACTTGTTAATGTCAACAAGCTGAAATTCTGTAGTTGTGATCACTGATACTGCCTCCTTTGCTTTATTCTGAGCATACCTTTTCTTGCAGCATCAATATTACCTTTGACAGCCTGTCCCTTGATAGTACGGTACTGCTGCTTGGTAAGATAGGGTTTATTATTTTTCAGTTCTCTCCAGAAATTATTATCTGCTTTCATAAAATCCTCACTTTCTGCTGCGGAGCAGCTTTTCCATCATATCTTCATTCGGGTTGCCCTGGAATTCTACAGAGCAGTTTTCACGGACAATCTGAAAAATCTGATTCCAGATTTGATTTGCCTGTTTCATATAGTTCTGCGACATTGCAACATAGGGTGATGCAATTGCGGCTCCCGTAGTTGGATGCTTGGAAATATATCCGTATTTCGTGACAATCTGCTCGCAGTGTATCCAGCGTGAAATGCTCATTGCATACTGTTCCACAAGCTGACGGCTTACAATCTTCTCGCAGGAACGTTCCTTCAGCCACTGATAAGTTTCTGTATAAACCTCATCAGCAAGCAGTTTTGTTCCGTCACGCTGTAATTCCTGCATAAAATCACGCACAGGTGGTGTTTCAGCCGATGGGGTATCAGCCGGCTGCATCATGACTTCTGCTGATTTACCCTCTGCAATTTTCTCTGTCAGAGCCTTTCTTGGTCTGCCTGCACCCGGTCTTGCACCGCCACGGTTGGTACCGTCTTTCGCCATGATGTCACCGCCTTTCCAAAATCAAAGAAATTCAAACAAAATTGCAAAAATGAGCATAAAAATGCCGACTGAAAAAGTCGGCAAATGTAGTTGTTATCGGTGTTTTTTGATATTTTTATATCCGAGGGGGCAATAGGGCGTTTGAATACCCGTTTTTGTGCGTGAGAGGGGGCGCCGGTCTGTAAAAAATTCACAATTAGAGATTTTTATCCCCCCACTGGCAGCATTTCAGACACAATCAATATCGATAGACGGGATTTCGGTCTTCCGTCCATGTTTTGCGGTCATGGCAGGACTTGCAAAGAGCCTGCCAGTTGTTTTCATCCCACATCAGATGCGGATCACCACGGTGGGGAATGATATGATCAACAACGGTTGCCGTCACATACTTCCCCTGTGACATACACTTCACACACAGCGGATGCTTCCGCAGGTACGCCTTGCTGACACGCTGCCACTTACTGCTGTATCCACGCTTGGCGGCAGACAGTCGGTCAGGGTGCAGCGGCTTGTGTTCATCGCAGTACGCACCATCGGTCAGCCTCGGACAGCTGGGGTGCTTGCACGGTTTCAGTGCCTTCCTCGGCATCGCCGACACCTCCTCTGGACATGACAAAAGCCGCTGCGGATATCCACAACGGCTCTTTGCATATTCTTCTATTTTATATTATAGCACACATTACCCGTGTTTTCAAGTGAATTGGACTGCATCGAACTGCAAACTTTTCAGGGCTTTGTTGTGGAGATAATACGCCTTTCGCTTGCTGATAAACATCTCAGCAGCAATGACGTTCCATGACTTGAATTCCAGATAACGCTTGGTCAAAAGGTCACGGTCATCGGCATCAGCAGTGGCTTTGATGTGTCGTTCCATATCTGCAAGCAGAGAATCATACTCTTGCTGTGTATCCTTGATGTCCTGCTCCAGTGCCATGATCTTGAAAACCGTGCCTTCCATCTTGCTGTGGTCGGGCGACACCGTCCTCGGCATATCGTTGATGCCGCTGCCGTTCATGCCCTCTGCCCGCTGCCGCAGAAGATGTATCTCATGGATCTTCCTGTTAATGCGCTTGCGGAGTCGCTCCATCTTATTCCAGTATTCCTTCATGCAAATGCCTCCTTCATTGTTGTGATCAGCGTTTCGCCATTCAGGTCATCGGCTAATAATTCAAACCACTGCGACCGCAGAAATCGCTCTGCTTCATTGATGCCGTCCCTGTTTTTTGTCATGAGAGCGGCTTTGTAATCCTGCAGGGCTTTTTCTATTACAGCCGCAGCAAGCAGTTCACATCCCATAGCATCCCTCCAGTTCCGCTTTGACGGCATCCATCAGGGCTGACTGCGTTTTGTCCTTATCCTGTAGGGCTTTCAAAATACGCTCATCAACAGTGCCTTTCGTAACGATATGCTGTATGACAACGGTCGCTGACTGCTGTCCCTGCCTCCACAGTCGGGCGTTCGTCTGCTGATACAGTTCCAGACTCCATGTCAGTCCGAACCATACAAGGGTGCTGCCGCCGGACTGAAGATTCAGCCCGTGTCCGGCAGAGGCAGGATGTATCAGGGCGACAGGCAGTTCACCGCTGTTCCAGCGGCTGATGCTGTCGGGCTTATCCAGAGTGCTGAACGGGATATGCAACTGATGCAGCCGTTCCGATATGCGGTCGAGGTCATGCCGGAACCAGTATGCAACAAGCAGTGGTCTGCCGTTCATGCTTTCGATAATATCCTCAAGGGCATCCAGCTTTCGGTCGTGTATCGGAACGACCTCGCCGGAGTCATCGTATATCGCACCATTCGCCATCTGCGACAGCTTATTGCTGAGACTTGCAGCATTGGCGGCAGTGACTTCGCCGTCCGGCAGCGACAGCACCAACTCCTGCCGCAGATCGCTGTATTTCTTATGCTCCGCTTCGGAAAGCTGCACGGTGTATTCGCTCATGATCAGTTCCGGCATTTTCAGGTGGTCGGTCGCCCTCATGGAAACCGTGATGTCGGATATTTTCTCATATATTGCGTCTTCCGCACCGGGCAGCGGCTTATAGCTGTACACGATCATGCCGTTTCGCTTATCGGGCTGAAAGTAGGTATTGCGGTACTGTCCAATAAAGCGTCCGAGCCGCTGCCCCATATCCAGAAGCCGGAACTCCGCATACAGGTCCATGAGTCCGTTTCCGGTCGGCGTTCCCGTCAGTCCCACGATGCGCTTCGTCTTCGGTCTTGCCTTCATGAGAGCTTTGAAGCGTTTTGTCTGGTGGTTTTTGAAGGAACTCAGCTCATCAATAACGATCATGTCAAAATCGAACGGCATCTCATCTATCAGCCAGCCGACATTCTCGCGGTTGATGATATAAATATCCGCCTTCCGGGACAGTGCCGTTCTGCGCTCTTCCGCTGTGCCGACTGCGATGCTGTATGTCAGCCCTCTCAGGTGATCCCATTTCTCAATCTCTTCCGCCCATGTATCACGGGCTACCCGCAAAGGTGCGATGATCAGAACCTTGTGTATCTCAAAGCTGTCGAACAGCAGGTCGTTTATCGCCGTAAGCGTTGTGACGGTCTTGTCAACCCAAGCCCATATCAAGCAGGAGTGCTGCAATCGGGTGTTCCTTGATAAAATCGACTGCGTATTCCTGATAATCATGAAGCTTCATCCGGCATCACCTCCTCAATTATTCTTTGTATGCCTTCCAT